TTCTGTTTTAACCAATCCAGTGCGGTCCAGTAGCTCTTTTGCAGACGCAACTTTGTCTTTAATACCCAGTTCAGTGGGGTCGTATAAACCACCAACAATAGCCATTGCAGCCTTTGGTGCATTCCTTGCCATATACATTTGAGTTGCTTCAAGTACTTCTTCCTTTATGCCTCTAATTAAATCACTAGTACTGTAGGTATCTGAGTACCCCGCTAGTTTCTTAGCAAGTACTACATCACCACCTGCACCATCAAACAGTACATTAAGAAATGTTTGTTGTTTTTCTGTAAGTGTACGTGCCATTATTTTAGTTCCTTTATATCATTTCAAAATGTGGTGCATCAATAAATGGTCTGCGTCCTTGTGATCTACGCAGGTCTACATAGCTATTCATTGCGTCCTCCATAGAACCGTCCCACTCAGCAATGTTACCTACACTCCAAGCTGCGCCCCATTTAATAGGTACACCATGAATACGTGCAGCATCAGCCATAGCGTCAGCTAAATCATCGTACATATTTAAAGCCCATGTAATGTTGGGGCCAACATAGGCTACCAGATCAACTGCACGACCTTCTAGGTGTTTACTTTTCATAGTTTGTGAAGCACCCTTTGCAACCAAAGCTTTTTGTTCTTCTACGGTACGCATACCGCATGTAACTCCAAAGTCTACCTTAGTCATGTCAATAGCTGTATTAACTACAGTTATTAAATTTTCATTGACGCCTTCAAGCCGACCAATGCTACGTGACGATAGTTTAAATCCCATTTTGTTTCTCCACTATGAGCTTTGCTTGCTCTCGTATTTCTTCTTGTTGTTTTTCTAATATAATAAATTGTTTATCGAACTCAGATAGTTGAGGGATAGGTATTACATTATTTTTTTCCAAAGAACTTACTCACTGAACGCATTCCTATAGATGCACTTACAATTCCACCAAGAGCAATCTGATACCATTGAGGCATTACTTCTAATGCAGCAAAACCTCTTGCTACTATATCATTACCCCAATCACCACAGAAAGCTAAAATTAATGGTATTGAAAATAATAAAGTAATCCATTCATCCTTCCAGCTATTCTCAGTAGCTTTGATAGCCTCTATGTCCCAGTCAATTTCTCCTGTAAGCTGTTTCTTTTTAATCTCAGCTTCTGTTAGTTTAATCTGAGTCTTACCATCAATAATACTTGTGGCTAGACCTGTAAGACTTCCTATAAGTTTACCTATCATTTCTTATACTTCTCCGTATAGGCTTCTTCAAAGCCATCTTCATGTACACAATTTTCGTGGTTGCCCCATAGCCGCATAAAATAAGAGTCGTATACATCTAAATAGTCTTGTTCACTATATTCATCAGGAGCTAACCGCCCTTTAATAATCCAAAGGAACCTATTTACTTCTTTATGGATAGGATTATTAGTGTTTTTCATTGCCAAGCCATACAGCAAAGCATCCTGTTAAGGCTCCCATACAGATAGATACTAGGCCAGCTTGTTGAATAGAAGGATCAGGTAAAAGCATAAACCAATGAACTGCTTGATAAGTTAGAACAGTAACTGCAAGCATCATAATGCGTGGCATAATTTGCCACTTGAGTATACGTTCCATGATAATCTCTGGCATTAAGTTTAGCTCCTGTATGACTTTACTTTTTTTGCAACTTTTTTAGGTTGAGCCACAAACTGCTTACCCTTAGCTGTGCCTTTTCGTTTGGCACTGGTTGTAGCAGCATACCCAGAATCAGTAAGAGACTTAATAGCTTTAGCAGGAAGGTATCTTTCACCAGTAGCTTTAGCCCCCTGTGTAGAGGGCTTGCCACTTTTGGTTCTCCAATCTTGCTTAGTCCACCTGTCAAGGCTTTTCTGACTTTGAGCTTTGCTCATACTATGGTTCCACCATTACTTTTTGCCATTATGTTTCTTCTGTACAGGAAAATTAGTAGTGAGGCTTGCCCCCTTATGGGGAACAAACTTACCACTATGCTTCATTAACTTTAACTTACCATCAGTTTGTTTCATCCAATGATACCCTTTGGGTGCATCTACCTTCATGATTTGTATCCTCCCCCAGCTTTCTTGTAACGAGAGGCAACAAGCTGTGCTTTACGGGCCGACCACTGACCGGGCCTTCCACCTTTGCTGCCAGCTTTAACGGAGTTAAAAATACGCTTACGCATACTAGGCTTAGTATAATTACCCGCTGCATTAACGGTAGACTTTTTGCCTGATTTCGCCACGTGTTACTCCTATGTCTTTAAGAGCTTTATCTGACATATGTTGTAACTGCCAGTATGCTACTCTACGTTCTTGTGCTTGTTGTATTGTTTTAATAAATTTCTTGAACATGGTATTTCTCCTTATGTTTAACCATAAGATAGTTATACCATGTTCAAGTTTAAATAACTACAGCTATTAATGCATTCCCGCTATGCACGATCAACACAACAGGAAAGGTTGAATTACTTAGGTGTACTCTTTTGAGTAGCTGGACCTGTTAAATGAGTAGGAGAGGTTTTAGCTTTCATCATTGCTACTGCCTTCTCCATATCTTTCTTGCGTTGTGTAGTAATGCGTTTAACAGATACATCAGGCATATAGCCATATTTTGATGCAAATTGACTAGGTGTCATTTCACCGTCACTTACTTTTGCCAAGTCCATATTTTCCTTAGCTTTAGCAGAGTATTTAGATTTAGTAACCATTATTTCTTGGCCTTTGTTTTCTTAGCCATACCACCATACATGTAGCCTGTCTTAGCCATGCCGCCACCCATCATCTTTTTAGCTGCTGGTTTCTTCTTAGCCATTCCGCCTTTGTTCATTTTGCCAACACCATCAGCAGCATAGGCAGGTACTTTCTTACCGTCCTTCATTACCATTGGCATACCACCGTCTTTAAATGGACGGGGTTTAGGTCGTAGTGATTTCTTTACAGCAGTAGAGCCATCTCCCGGTGTACCACCTTTACCTTGATCTTTCATAGCTACAAGTTTAGGGCGTAGTTTAGGTTTAAGAGAAGTTTTAGGTGCTGTACCTTCATCTTTATTTTTATATCCACCACTTTTAGATTTACGTGCTACATTCCGTCCCTTTGGGCCGTTAGATGGATTATCCTCTTTAAACTTTTTAGATTCAGAAACTGCAGTCATTCCAAGAGTAGTTAAAGCTGCGCCATAAGCCCCTCCTGTAATTTTTGCAGCCTTTAAAGCATTCTTTACAGAATCTTGTGCAAGAGAAGCAAGTCTTGTCATAATTTGTTTATTGTTTAATTCTTTAAAACCTGCAACATTTTTTAATTTAGATATTATTTGGGTCTTAGTTAGTTTAGCCATAGGTTAGTTCCTTACCATTTTACTTTATTAGCCCAGTATGCGGCACTCATTTTGCCCTTGGCTATGTTCTTTCCATGACGAGCCTTAAAACTTGCCCGTTTCTTTTTCATTTTGTCTGTTTCACCAGCTTTAGGTTTCCCGGCTGTCGATGCTCCTTGTTCACCAAACCTGATGAGCTTAATTTTAGTACCTTCTTTCGCAAGTACGGCATGACTTTTCTTCGGGTGATCAGAGGTACGCTTCGGCTTGTTATAACCTGCAAAGGTTTCACCTCTATATTCTACAGACATTACACTTCCTTATGATTTTACGTAGTTAGGATTACTGTATGACTTCTCAGTCCAGCCTTCTAGCCTCATTGCTTCTTCTACGTGCTTTAATGTAAAGGATTTACCGTAGTGAGCATCTACTGCAGCCTTTACATAGAATACATCACTATGTGGTATGTGCAGTTGGTCTAAATTACCATCAAGAAGGTGGTTATAAAACTCTTCTAATACATTGTCTGTATATAGTTTTACAGATTTCTTACTCATTGTCAAGTACTTTCTACATATTATTGTTATTTATGTACATTTAAGTAGTAGGATTTGTGTTTCCTCACTTAAAGTGTCTGCATTTACATGATTAATAGATTAGAATTATTTTTTATCTACAAATGAATCACTGTAAGTGAGTGTCTACTGTCTACTATGATAGTTTTACACATTCGGTAAAACATGTCAACCCCTAATCGTACATATGGTAGCATTTTAGTGCAGCATTAGAGCATAGTGTGACAAATATGTCACAATAAGTGTAGCTATGGGGTATCATAGTACGTATATATAGCTTGTGGTTACCAGTTGAAAATACTGATCTGTGTATTAGTACATGTATATATACGCTAGGGACCGGGGTGGCCCTTGCCCCTCACGTGTCACCGTGCCTGCACCTTGCATAATGCTTGACCAGCCGTTGCGGTGAGGGCAGATAAGGCGATCATCACACCAAACACTCTAAAGAGTGAGTGATTTCAACAGCTTCCTTGTCTACGACAAGTGTTATTCAATCAGTTGCCACTATAAATAGTGAATCGTTACCAAGGGTTTTCACATCGAAGATGTGTAGTGAAGTCGATGCTTAAAATAACCCTACCCCACCAATGGTATTGGTCAGTCCTGTGATCCTACAAGCCATGCATAGCTCTGCCAATAGTCAAACGGTCCAATGTTGGACACTTTATTAGATGTTCCATCTATGTACAAACTGTGACAATTCAGCAACACTTCTCATGAGTTTCACGCACGAACTTCAGAATACCTTCAGTATTCTTGCAGTCAATGCGAAACGACCTGCGCCGGGGATCATCATGCGACCTTTTGATCTTCGATCAATCACCAAAATCAACCCACTTGACAAACCCTTTTTTCTATTCTACTTAGTTTATAAAGAGAATTATATCTCGTTCTTTACGAGAGATATAAGTTCTCTCATATAAACAGAATAGATAAAAGGAAAGAAACCAATGGCAACTCCAAACCAAAACCAAACTACCTCAATCGGTGACGATATTGCAGAGGGCAAAGCCCTTGGTAAAATGTGGCGGCAGATCAACTCGTTGAAACAGACTGTAAAAGCCAACGGCTTTGATACTCGGTTGGGTAAACTTCTACAGAAGTTGAAAGCCTCTAGCCCTGTTAACTCTGGTCAAATCAGCCGTCAAACCTTGGTCACTCATGGGATCAATGGTATTGATAAGCGGCGTCGTTCTGAGGCTCTTTGGTTCGTTGAAAACGAAGTTGAGTGTCGTGAGTTCATTGCCAAAGGCAAGTTCAAAGGTTCTTCCCTCACAGCTTTAAAAGCTGCAATGCATAAAGCTGCTAATCCTGTAACACTGGTTTCACCAGAGGTTAAAGCTGAACCAGCAGAGCAGCCTACTGCTAAAGCAGAAGTGTCCAATGTTGGACCAAATCCTAACCTAAAGGTTACTCCGCAACTTGTCGTAGACAAAATGATGGACATTGTGAAAGGCAATGGCCTTGATCTTGAAGAGATCATTGAGATGCTCATGGTAGAGCAAGAGCGTCTTGAAGCAGAGCTTGATGCAGATGATCCTGTAGATGCTGCAAATACACACATTGCTGCTAAAGCAGTAAAATCTGTTGGCATCCCATTCTAATCACTAACTAGTGGTTATAACAAGTAATAGGTAGTAAGTTCTTACGAACTACCTATTGCTTTTATATAACACACTATCAAACCGAAACGGTCCAATGTTGGACACTTTAGAAGGAACTTCTATATGACTAATCTCAGCAAGTTCGGCAAGATTTGTAATGAAATTGAAGAATTTGGTGGATACACCCAAGGCAAAGGTGAGGCTTATAAAAAGCCTATGCAAACAATCGACCTGCAATGTCATGGTTTTACCATTGAGGTTTGCCATGATGACAATACATTACTATGTAATGGTCAGTTCGTATTCTCTGATCCTGATATATCCAAGCTATACATTGTGCTAGGTAAACACTTAGCAAGTGTTTGGCAAGATAGGGATGTTTAATATGAGACAAGTTGCTCTTGACATTTTAACTGCCATAGGATATGGCTTGATTGTAATGATTAACTTAGCCACGTTGATTGGTTTCTTGTATGTATCCAAGCTGTACATATGGCCTAATCTTACTATCTTTTGATAGTGGTTATAACGTTATATATACTTGATACTTTAGTGAAAGTATATATAACTTATATAACACACTAACGACCTAACCGAAACGGTCCAATGTTGGACACTTTTAAAAGGAACTTTTATATGTTTGTTGAAGTAAAATCTATCTTGTCCGATGATGTTCGCTCTAAAGAGATTGATGTGAACCTTGAACAAGTAAGAGCATGGATGGATGGTGCTTTGATACAGGACGCTATGCCTAACGTATCACCAGAAGATAGAGATTTCTTCAAGGGCATCTTTTGGGATGAACTTTAATGGAATATCTTTTGGCTGGTGTAATTGCAGGATTAATCCTTGTGCAACTTTCTGCATTAGGATGGATGTTTTGGGATATGTTTAAAAATGAAAGTACCTAATCGTAATATGAAGAATGCCCCAATTGGTATTGTTAATCCTGTAGCTAAAGCTATGCTGCAGGAACGCAAGTCACCGCAAGTTGTCCTTCCTAAGAAGGGTAACAAAGCTAAACGTAATCGCCAAACGGATTTCCGTAAGGCACTCAGGGAGTATATGGATGGATGAAACTGTTAAACTTTATTAAGTTTATCAAACGGTCCAATGTTGGACAGAATGATATGTCTTACAAGGAACGCCGCAAGTTGTGGCAAATAGAACGTAAGTCTTTACGTTATGCTAAACAGAAACTTCGTAGAAGGGTACGATAAAATGACCTACATGATTTACCAATGTCCACTATCTGACGATCAAGTGAAGCGCATCAATGCACAACAGGACAGTGACTTTGCTTTAGCATATTTTGCCTTGATGTTTCCCAATGGGGAAAATGCCAATCAAAGGGCATTGGATGCCATTGAACTTGGTATGTATAAACAGACCATGTTGATCAGTTGTACTGATGGTATGTCACTTGCATTAGCTGATGTATTTGATGCAGGTAATGGATACCCTAAATTAGGTGTCAATGTAGTATCACTACAAAAACACTCTTCAATGTCGGTTGGTGATATCGCTGTTGATCTGCTAGAAAATACAGCAGTAATGTGTATGCCTGTAGGATGGAAAGAGCTTGACCTTAAACTAACACTGGCTTAAACACTTAGTGTGTATAACATAATAAGTATAGAGTTCTTTACGATATACTTATTATTTATATACTACACTTACTACCCCACCAAACGGTCCAACATTGGACACTTTACAGCATAGGAGATATGCACATGACTACCAACACAAACACAACCCGTCCTATCGTCAAGTCTAGCAACCCTGCTTTGTATGAGCAGCACACCTTCCATATGTCGAAGGCAGCGTGCTATACATACAACTACAGCATCATTGATGATTATGTAGTTGAGAACTACATGACCATGACAGCCAAAGAAATGGCTCGTAACCTTAACGAGTTTCATAATCGTATAGTTTACCGTGTTGGGAAGCTTCAACAGCTTGGCATCTTGCCTCACAAATGTCCCAACATGACCGCCGAGGCCCAGCTACGTAAGGAGTATGTTCAAAGCTGGGAACAAACCACTCTGCTTTACAAGCAGTTGATGGACAAAAACCCTGCTGCTTTGGCAGGGTAATATGAAGGAACTTGAACTAAAGTTGCTCACCATGTGTGAGCAGCTATTGCCTAAGACTAGTATGCGTTCAGATAAATCTTTAGTAGATTTACTGACTAAAATCCGTAAGAAATTGGAGAAACAAACATGACTGATAAACCAAAAACAGCAGAAGAATGGGAGCAATGGCGCAAGAATCGTAATCAAGCTAACCTTGATGCCTTCAATACTTTGCAAGCCGATCAGCAAGATGCTATAAAGCAAACGTTCAAGGCTTTGGAAGCGGCACAAAATACTCTTTCAGAGTGCCAAGACCTGTGGCTATCTGACATCAAGGAACTTGATCGTGCCTATTGGCAAATGCGTCATAACTTTCTGGCTGTATTTGATCCTGAGAATGTAGACTTATGAGTTATCTACAAGCATATGAAGTAACGCTAGGCATTGATGAAGTGCCTAGTGTTGTATCGCTAGATGATACAATGCCAAACGTAACCGATTGGAAGTCTGCTGTTGAGACAGCTATGCTATTGGCTCAGATACAAAGTCCATTGGCATCTATAGAGATGCTGTCATGCAAAGAGTATACCCCTGATGAATTTACTGGAATTGACTATGCTTACCCTATACCGCTAACTATCAATTAGTGTGTATAACATACTTAGTACTTGACATTTATAAAAGTACTAAGTATTTATATACTACACTGTAACAAACTGAAACGGTCCAATGTTGGACACTTTTACGGAGTAACATTATGACTGCTGTTCACATATCAAATATGACAGGTAAACTTGCTGAGTTTCGTGCTATCAGCACTAACACAAAAACAAATACCTACTGCATAGAGCAACATGCTAAAGCTATTGAACACAATACAGATAATATCTGTGGTGATTGCTACAGTCACAAGATGCTTGATGGCTTTCGTAAGAACATGGCTCCTGCTTTGCAGCGTAACAGTGACCTGTTGTCTAGCCGCCCATTGGAACGCAAAGAGATACCTCGTATCTTAGACAGTGTGTTTCGTTTCTCAGCACATGGTGAGTTGATCAATGATCAGCACATGGAAAACCTTATGGCTATTGTCATTGACAATCCTTGGTGCCGCTTTGCCTTGTGGACTAAGCGAGTAGACATTGTGTTTCGCTATATCAAAAAGTATGGCAAGCCTGAGAACCTTAACCTTATCTATTCTAATCCTAAGAAGTCTCACATTATGTCTAAGCCGCCTAAGTTTTTTGACAAGACATTCAACAATGTGCTATCACATGAGGATGTAGACAGGCAGAACTGCACAGGACAAAAATGCAAAGATTGTCTGTTGTGTTATACAATCAATGACGTTAAGACTATCGTAGAAAAAGTCAAGAAATACTAAGGAGTAAAGTACATGACTATTCATAGAAATAATGTCGAGGTTTATTGGAACCTTCACAAACGTATTTTTTCAGTACGTAGTAAGGGTATCGTCAGAGATCATGCTCACACCGTAGTCTTACAAAATGTAAAGTTTGTAGTGCAACTAGCAGGTAGGGCGAAAGTCCTGCTTGAACAAAAGAAAAACGTACATGCTTTTGTAAAGGGTGAGGTAAACAATGAGTTTTCATTGGATTATTTGCAGCCTTTTCAAAGGGCTGTTTATAACCCTTACAAGGCAGATACATTTGTGTCCTGTAGTACAGGCGATGCAATCTACGAAGCTGACATGGCTTTTCTTGTCTGCCCTAATGACACCCCAATGATTTACTATCGTAAAGATGGAGAAATATAATGCCTAACAACATGATAATTAAAATGCCTAATGGCATGAGGCTGTCTATCACACAAGGTATAGGCATGATGGGTAATAGAGATACAGGCTCTATTGAGGTAGGTGTGCTTGATAGCAAGGGCAACCTGATAGGCGATCCACGTGGCTATGTGGATGGCTCACAACTACATCAGATACTAGAGGGGATGCTGTGATGGTACTCACTGCCCTATCCTGCATTGCATTGAACGTATACTTTGAGGCACGTAGTGACAACATGTCTGGTCAGTACGCCGTGGCCCATGTTGTACTCAACAGGGTACAAGATAACCGCTGGCCTAATGAGGTGTGCGAAGTAGTCACACAACGTAACGATAACAACGTCTGCCAATTTAGTTGGTACTGTGATGGTAAGTCTGACAAGCCTGATGATGGATATGCTTGGGCATATGCTCAGATGGTGGCGGCAGATGTACTACGAGGTGAAGTCCCTGACTTTACTGGTGGATCAACCCACTATCATGCGTACTATGTCAAGCCCTATTGGGCTGACAAGATGCTATACCAAGGAGACTTTGGCTCTCATTATTTCTTTAGAGAAATAGATGGGCTGAACAGATAACACTTGCTATCGTTACTAGTATAGGTTATGATAGCTATACAACAGAGGCACAGTTGCCTTAACATTCCTGAAAGGAACACAATATGGCTTTAGATTTTATTCCAGAGAACCTTGACTTCGCTGTAGCGTTTGAGGACACAAAGATGCACGACAAAAAGTATGTGCTTAATGCAGACACTGGCAAGTACATGGGTATTGTTGGTCAAGGCTTTCAATGTGCCAGCCACGGTGATTTTTTCCGAGGTGTATGGGACACAGTGACAGAGGAAATGTCTGCCCATGATGTAGCAGATGCAGATTTCACATGGCGTACTGCACGTGGTGGTGCATGGGCAATGCTTGACATAGCTCTACCCAACATGCGTAGTACCATAACTACAGACAAGCATGAGACTAGCATTGGCAATCGTATCATTAGTCTGCATGGCATTGATGGATCGTGCTCAAACCAATCTTACTTTGGTGCTATTGATTTCTTCTGTACCAATGGCATGATTACTGGTGACTATGACAAGGTGCGTAAGAAAAACACAGCCAACTTTACCCTTGAGGGTTTTATCTATGAGTTAGCACGTGCAAGGGCTAGTTTTTATGACAACGCTACAAAGATGCAGGTGTGGGCCAATACATCAACTAAATATGTAGATGTCAAGTCATTGCTTGATGATATGATTTCATCCAAACGTAAGGCTGAGAAGATGTTTCAGTTGTATAGCCATGAGGCCAGTGTGCGTGGGCATAACAAGTTCTCTTTGTACTCTGCCTTCACCAACTATGCCAGCTATGCTGATGAACGTAATGGGTTCAGCCTCAAGAATACTGGCAATGATACACAGGCTGTAAGCATGTGGTCACGTGAGCAAGAGGTGAGCAAGTGGGTCAGTGATCCCAAGTTTATCACATTGGAAGCTGCATAATGACAAACCTTCCTCGCTTTGTACAAAAGCGTAAACAACCTAAGAGTGCAGCGTCCTATCGCTTCAACCCGCCTCAGTATCTAGTAGATGCTGGGGTGGTATCCCGTAAGGAATGGGGCAGCGATCTTAAACAGGTCAAGCTACTCGCCAAAGAGTTGAATAACAAGATAGATAAGTATCGTGAAGAACAGGCGCAGCTTATCACAATCAAGCCAAGCAGCACTGTTGCAGATTTGTCACACTATTATTATGCATCCAATGATTACAAGGCTTTACGTCCTACAACTAAGGTAGATTACGCCTACTTTATTGGCCTGTTGGTGGATGCCATAGGGCATAGGAAGCATACTACTGTTACCTCTAAGGTTGCAAAGCAACTGTATGAACAGTGGGTTGAAAGAGGTATAAGCTATGCCAATCATGGTGCTACCTGTGCCAGCCGTGTGTTTAATTACGCTATTGCTATGGAACAGATACAGTTCAATCCATTCAGCAATATCAAACGTAAAGCTGCACCACAACGTAAGGTAGTTTGGAAACATTCTGATGTGACTAAGTTTCTTGACGTTGCGTTTGACCAATACAGGTATCGCAACATAGGTATGATTGTGATGATGGCATACAAGTGGACGCAGCGACTAGGTGACATGCGTAACCTGACATGGGACACGATAGACTTTGACAAGCAGATGCTGTGCCTTGAGCAATCAAAGCGTAGGGCAGAAGTGTTCCTGCCTATTGATGACGAGTTGTTTAGCATGTTACAAGAACAGCATACTGACCTTGGCTTTCAATCATACGTAGCACCACATCCAGAGCCTGTGGCGGGTGGCTTTCAGCCTTATGCTATGGAAAGATTGTCCAAGGTTGGACGTAAAGTAATGCGAGAGGCTGGCTTGCCAGAGAAACTACGGCTGATGGACCTACGTAGGACAGGTGTTACAGAAATGATGGAAGCTGGTGTGCCATTGCCTCAGATTATGTCGGTGACAGGACACAATCATGTGTCTTCTGTGAAACCATACATGAAAAATACATACCT